TTGAGCAGTAGTTACTTCTTCTTTTGCAATTACTCTCCAACCATGACCACCTCTTTTCTTATATGTACCTACATTTTTTCTTTCTGTTTCAACAGGTCTTCCTGTCCATGTATCTTGCCATGAATTCCAAACTGTTGACATAGGAAATTCAGATAACTGATTAGAGTTACCAGAGTTTTTAGTTAAGTTGTCCCAACTACCATTAGGGTTGTTGATAACTAATTCAGGTGCTCTTTCTGTTTCTTTCCATTCATCACCTGGAGGTGTTAATTCTATTGCACCTATCCATGTAAATACACCAAATGGGTTAACATTGATAGCCTTACTTGCATAAGGTTGATCTATTAATGTTTCCTCAGTATATGGTAATGTTATTAAGTCGCCAGTCTTTTGATAGTTATGTGTTGTTCTATCATCAGCTGTAATTGCAGTACCATCATCATCTCTTTCAATAAGTTGTACAGCGTCTTCATGGAATGTAGGTCTTAACTCACCGTTTGCGTAATCTATAGAAACTTTGTAATCGTTATTTCCTACATCACCAATACCGTGACCTGTAAAGTTATCTACAACGAAACCATTTTTAAATCTATCAAAACCATTTGAGTCTTGTATTTGTAAATTCTGTGCAGCTGTTTCTAGTAGAGATAATTGAGTATAGTATTCTGTAGTTTCTATTCTCTTTTCTATTCTACCAATATCTCTCATTGTATATCGTTTGTTGTCAACGTGTTCTATACCAACTTCAGATGTATCCAATGTATATGCAGGTAAAAACAATGTGTATAGGTGCATTGCGTTATCTAATGTACCAGGTACTCTTGGTTCTAATGAACTAGCACCTTTTAATACTTTAAAGTTACCATCTTTATCTAAAAATATTTTATCTACTCTTCCTAAATAGTATTCAAAGTCTGATCTAACGTCTGAATTAAATTTGATAGGTTGTACTACTGAATTACCAGTACCATCAAATGATCTATCTTGGTTACCTGAACTGATTGTACTTGCGTCATCAACTCTTGGTCTAAAGTCTAAACTATCTCTTAATTCATATCTAACACCTGTATGGTCTGAAGTGTAAGCAGGAATGTCTTCGTAATTAATTGCTGAATATGAGTCAACATCAAAATAATCTCCTGCACTATGAGAGTAATAGTTAAAGTTTACAAGTAATCTACCTGTTGGTGTTAACGCACCAGTTTTTAATTTTATTCTACCAACATCATAGAAGTTATCTCTTTGACCTGTATCTAAATCAAATCTATCTGTAACGTCTGTATGTGATATTGTTGCATCCGTACTAAAGTCAGGTGCCATGTAAATTGAATTGATAGCAATTACGTCTGCTTTTGCTAAACTAATTACACCACTCTCTATTGTTGCCTGTGTAGATACAGCAAGTGTTTCATTACTGTTAAGTGTTTTTGTTTTCGAAGTACCTACCGTTTTGTTTATAGTTAATAATGCTTTAACGTCATGTGAAGCGTAGTTAGCACCAAAGTCAATAGTTAATTGTGTTTTAGCAACATTTAAAGTAAAGATTGCAGAACCTTCGTGGTTATTTCCTGTCAAACTTAATACATCACCTACAGCACCAGAACCACCAGAACCTAAACTTGTAATTGAAATAGTAAAATCATTTTCTGATAAATCGGCAAACGTTTCATCTACACCAGCAGTAAATGTTGCAATACCATCACCAGTTAGTGTTTTAATTTCATGTTTTCTAAATGTATAACTTGTATCTGAAGCATTACCATTTGCAGTTGTTCTTAATGTTTTAATATTTTCATACGGCAGTTTGAATATAGAAATATTTTTATCAGGTGATTGTATTTTTGTTCTTCTTCTCGTTGCAATTGTTTTTGTGGATACGTCTGATCCACCAACAGCAGCTGATAGTGTTATTGAACTATCACTAATGATAGCCTCAACTATTCTAGTTAAAGAGGTACCACCGTCTGTAGTAAATGATATTGAATCGCCAACTAATAATTCAGATGTAAATCTTGTATTGAAACCTGTTACAGATGTACCACTATTTGCGATAGATAGTGTACCTGTTAATGTTGCATTGTCGCCATTTGTAGCGTCTAATGCTGTATCAGCAGTAAATGTAGGCGAACCTGCCATTGCAATTTGTTTAACTTGTGGTATATCAAATGCAGTAACACCTTTTAAACCAACAGCGTCTGCTTGAATAACTGCTGTGTTACTTGATGTGCCACCTGTTATTGTTTCGCCAGTAGCAAAAGTACCTTGTACGTTTGATACTATAACTACACCATGTGCAGCTGCACCGCCTGAAGTATAACTAGTAAATCCTGATCCATCAATTGAAGTAGTGCCGTCTGTGTCGTATAATTCAAAATTTGATGCCGATGGATTTCTAACCGTATAAACGTTACCATTTAATTCAGTCATACCACCTACACCTGTTATTGTTACTTGTTGACCTTCTTTAAATTTATTTGAAGATGTAATAACTACAGGATCAGCTGCTGTTGCACCTGTGATTGTAGCACTTTCTGTAGTAGATACAGATTGAACTGTTGCAGTAGCACCAGAAGTACTACCAGTTACAGTTTCACCTGTTGTAAATGCTTGTGCAGTTTTAATATTTAAGTGTGTAAATAAAACTATATCAAAAAGATAATGTTTATAAACAGCACTTGTTACACTTGAACTTGAAAATATGTTTGAAGCAGCAGTACCTGAAGAATATTCAAAGCCTCTACTTTTTGCTCTACCAATTGTAGTAATATCTGAACTTGATCCTGTGTTTGCAGTACCACGTGAACTTGTTGCTGTATTGTGTAAAGTTAAACCTTTAAATCCTTCTACACCTGAAGCAGTTGAAATGTCAGGAGAACCATAAACGTTTGTTACGTTTACAAAGTTACCTACATCAAATCTAGTACTAAAATTATTTTGTGTGTCAAAATCTCTTGCCTTATCTACAGGTAAAAAAGTTGTTGCGATTGTGTCTATCTCATAACCTTTTACATATGCTTTTCCAGGAGAGAATCCTACTGCAAGTTTAGTTGCGTCACCACCTGCTGATGATGTAAAGATACCTCTATTGTTGCCTGAAGATAAATGTTCTCTAACATCTATATCAAAAGGTCTTACAACATAGTCACCACTTTCGTCAAATGTTCTACGAGCAAGTGTATCTTCTAATACAGCGTATTCAGTTGTTCTAACTTGGTTTTGTAATACACCACTTGACAATCTTAACAATTCATAGAAGTTACTATCTTCAGTATTGTTTAATGCTTTTTTGCCTAATGTTAAAAGTATTTTAAATCTGTGAGCGCCAGGAGCGTTTGAGTTTGATACGCCTTGTGCGTTATCGTTTAGAGATGTATCATCACCAGGTGCAACAAAAGATTCTGTTACTGATAAACCAACTCTATAACTAGGAGTATCTGAATATTTTTCAAGTATTAAAGTTTGTGCAGATACTTGAACGTGAAAACCATTGATGTAATATACACCTTCTTTAATCTGTGCAGCTGATCCTGTATGACAAGAAGCAACAACAGCTGTTGAAGTATTAGATGATGTTATTGTTTCACCATGTGTAAAAGGAATTTGTGCACCATCAGAAGCAGTATTCATGTATTTAACGAATAGTGTATCTGGATCAGTACCGTCTGTAGCAACAGCGTTTACAACTTTAGCAGTAACGCCTGAAGTACCACCTGTTAGTGTAGTGTCAATATAACTATCTACAGTTGAAGCAGATTTAGATGTTAACTTAACAGCATAGTATTTTAAATCGTAACCAATTTCACCAGGAATGACCATTGATCCCTTATCAAAAAGGTGATCTGACATTCTTTCTATTTGATTTTGTAATTGTGTTTGAGATTGAGTTAATTCTCTAGCCTGAACAGCAAAAGCAGGTCTAAAAAGTATTCTGTGAAACTTTTTTGACTCTGTAAAATCGTCATAGTAAGGACTGACATTAAAATCAGTTGGACTTGGCATTATCTATTTTCCCCTATTAAAACTCAATAATGAGTTTGATGTTTTCAGTTTGGTCAGTCGCTCTTGCAATTTTTGTTCTATTTTCAACGTATAAGATTTCTCCAGTATCATGTTTCAATTCAGGAGTAGCATAACCAGAAGTGAATGAAACATTGTTAACAGTTGAAGTAGTATTTTCGGGAGTACCTGTAGCACTAGATGTTTGTCCAGTAATTACATTTGTACCACTAAAAGCAGTAACGTTACCATTTGTATCAGCACCAGCGCCATTGTGTCTAGTCTGAACATAATATAAAATTTTATTTGTAGCATCCCATTCAACAACTTTACCTACAGCACCTGTACTTGCCTGATTAATTTCTTCATCAACAACAAATGTTCCTGGAGTGGGTGAAGTATTAATTTTAACAGCATATGTGCCTCTTAATGTTGACGCAGAAGCAGCCGAACCAGCTGCGTTGTTTGGATTCTTAATTAAAGTAATTTTTCTAAAGTCGTTTGCAGCCGTAAAATCACCAGAGTTAGAACTTTCAGTTCCTTCTAATGTTGTATTTAACATAACAAAGAATCCACCTAATTCTTCTACGGCGTTAAAACCATGACCACCTTTTGGTGGAATGATTACGTCTAATTCTGCACCTGATCCAGCACCACCAGCATTTGTAGCTGCAATGATGTCAGCATTTTTAATATAACCTGAAGTGTAACCAGTACCAGCAGTTGTTATAGATACAGCAGTTATAGCGCCTGAAGTTAAAGTTACAGAGCAAACACCACCACTACCATCACCTCTAATTGGCACAGCAGTTATTGTTCCTGATGTACCACCACCTGAAACTGTATAACTTGATCCACCAGTTTTAACTTTTACTACGTCTAGTGCGCCATCAACAGCAGCTGATGATACAGTTGAGTCAGTTGAAACTGCCATAAAGTCAGTTGATAAGAAATTTGATTGTTGAGCAGCAGATAAAGTGTACATATATTTCCACTTGTATCCATCACCAGTTGTAATTAAAGTTGTACCAGTACCTGTTGGTTCTACTGTCGAAGCAGTATTACCATCATTGTCTAAACACTTGTAAACGTTTCTATCTGAAGTTATTACATAAAAAGTAGAGTCAAACAAAGTTGTTGCACCACTATTTGATGTAACCCTTGTTGATGTGCTACCTGTTACAAACTCCTCGTAATCGTGTCTGTAAATATCGTATGTTGTACCTGATGTCCAGTTTCTTCTAGGAATAACAAATGAAACGTCTGAACCTGTGATCTTTTTTGCAGCCAGCAGATCATCATAGTTTTTAAATTCATTTAGTACACTATCACCTGGTGTAGTAGGTGCTGTTTCTGTACCTTCGTAGTCTGTTCTACCATCTGGTCTTGTTAAAGTACCAAATTCTTGTGCTCTACCTATTCCTAAGTAGTAAACTGTTGGAGAAGCTTCAGAAAATGATTCCTGAAACTGTTCCGCATTGTTCATTCTAAATTTATTTGTTATTATTGCTGGCATTGTTATTCCTCTTTATATTTATAATCTTTTTATTACGATCCTGCACCATATAGTGATTTAACTGTTGATCCAGAACTATCTAATATTTGCAATTCAACAGCACTTGTTAGTTGTGTTGAACTTATAGAACCCGATGTTACTGAAAATACTGTGCCTGATAGTGTTAATGACTGTCCTGCTGAATATACTGCTGTTTCGGCAATTACAGAAAATGTAATATTTGTAGTACCAAATGTAATTGTACCATTAGTATTCATTACATATAATTCTCCAGCACCTGTATTCCCTTCACTTACGAAAAAGGCATCACCTTCCCCCAAAGAGTCTGGATCAGAAGCACCATAACTGTCTGTATCTGTTGTTCTTGTTAATACCCAAGCAGTTGCACCATCACCAACAGTTGATACATAATATACACCATTGTGAGCTGCATTTGATTGATTATAAATTAAAACTCTATCATTTAAATTTAAAGCAACACCATCAATTGAAATGGCTGCTAAAGTACCTGTGTTAGTTAAAGTTGCACCAACACCTAAAGTACCGTTATCATATGAAGCATTTAAATTTATTGGCGACTCTACTCTTACTGCTGTATGATAATGTATACCTGCAGCTGCAACATTATCAACATAAGTTTTAATTGCTTTTGCTGAAGCAAGTGTAGTATCTGTGCCTGCAACTGTAGTTAAATCTGTGTCTAATACACCAGACGCTAAGTCAGCAACTTCAATGTTTGAAATTGAATTACCAGTGCCATTTGCGTCAAAAGTTTTATTAGTAAGTGCTGTTGTTGAGCCTGCAGTTATGTAACTTTGTAAATCACTTATTTGACTTTCTGTAATGGAAACACCTGAATTTATTGCAGCTTGGTGTTGTGTTACACTTGATTGTGTAATATTAGCATCAGGAACATCAGCCCAAGTAACTGCTGATGATAAATCATTAGCTTCAGAAAATGAAGTTAAATAACCTGAGTCATTTGTCCATTGACTTATATTACCTGATTTGTTAGTTAATGTATCTGTACTTGATGATGTAATATAACCAGCAGCTAATATATTTGTTAAAGTTGTACCGTCACCTATTGCTGTGTAAATTTCATTAAAGTTATCATTAACTAAATCACCAGCGGCTCGAAGTGTTGAACCTGTGCCGTCATTTGCGATTGATCCGATGTTTATTGTTTGTTTTGCCATATATCTCTCTTACTATTTATATCTTAACCTGCATCCATTGTAATATTAGTATTATCAAATGTGGTTTGTGTTTCATCAAAAGTATCACCTTGTAAAACACCTATTTGTGCAGGAATTGTGAAATTTGTTTTGATTTTTCTACCATCCTCTGAAGATGTCATTAAAAATATTGCGTTAGAACCATCTAGTGATGTTCTTGTACCTTTTACTTTAATAGCACTTAATTGTTCAAATGTAATACCACTACTACTAGGCGTTCCGTTTGCTGTAAGACCAAATGCAGTTTGTATCATTTTGTTTATTGTGCCAAATCTAGGTCCTGCATATACAAATCCTTGTCTTACATTGACATTGTTTATAGTACGTCTAACTCTACTTACATAATCTATTACAAGTGGTTGTGTTTTTAAAGTTACATCTCTTGTTGTTTTATCAAATTGTGTTATAGTATCTGTATCAAAATCAGCTGCAACAGCCGCTTTTGCATTTGCTCTTAAACTTGTACCATCTGTTTCTGTACCCAATCTACGACCAATAAGTTTTGAGTAAATTCTTGTAAGTAGAGTTTTTAAGATACCTTCTACACCAGAGTTTACTCCAGTTATTCTTCTAATCTGAGCATTTAAACTTGACTGTATGGCAATCTCACCTTGAAAATAAAAACCAGCAGAGTGTAAAGTTTTTACATATGCGTCACGCCATTCATTAATTGATCTACCAACTTTTATGATATATGAATAATCTTGGTATAATAAACTGTCTTGTATTTTCATTGAGTTTTCAGATACCCAACCATCTTCGTTTATAAAAGTACCATCTGTAGTTACAACTGTACCTGTTGAAACTGTACCAGTTGCTTGTTGTAATCTTAATGCAGTAAATGTAGCGCCATTACCACCAGTAATTGTTTCTCCCTCTACAAATGATCCACTATGATTTTTTGCTTTTACAATATTCAAATCCGTATCTATAGAAACTATCTCAGCAGTAACACTACTAGTACCACCAGTTATTGTTTCTCCTTCACTTAAACCACCTGAAAGACCATTGTATAAAATATAAGTTGGTAACTTTATTGTTGGTGCAGGACTTGCTTGATAATTATAACCAGACTCAATTACTTTCATTGTTAATGCACGTCCTATTTCAGAACCATATGCTAATAGTTTTGCACCACTACCACCAGATGACGTAACCGTCACACTAGGTAAAGATGTATAACCATTACCAAACTCAATCATTCTAACATCTGTAATATCTTCGTTACCTGAACCTGCTTCTTGTACAACTTTGTTACCAAAATATTGGTCATTCTTACCTGTTTCATCTTCTAATATTAATTGACCTGTACCAGACTCTAATGTAACACCACCATTTACAACTGATACTCTTGCAGTCGCATTTCCTGTGCCAAAGTTTATGGTATCACCTACAGCGTAACCTGTACCACCTGTATCTACTAATACTTCTTGTATTGTACCAGGACCTATTGTACCAACTTTAACATTTGCACCTGTACCACCTGCTGTTATTTCTACTTGGTCATCTTCGTTATATAATGCACCATCATTTGTAATTGTTTTTTGATCTATAATTTTTGAAACTGTTAATGAAACTAAAACATCAGCGTCTGTATTATCTGTACCTGTAATTGTTTCACCAGCAACAAAAGTACCAGAAACAGAATTATCACCTACAACTAATTCAGTAACTTCTACACCACCTATTAAAAATTTAAATACATCTTCTACAATTGCAGTCGCTTCATTTATATTTGTATCTGTCGGGTTGTTTGCTTGTGTGATTGTTTGACCTATAAGATTTGTAGGCTCTGAATTACCTAATGCTAAACAACGAATTATTTTTTTAGTATCCCATTTACCATCAGACACCCTTAATATTTCATCTTTAGGGTATCTTATTTCAGCGTCTTCGTTTAAAAGTAATTTAAAAAATATTTCACTTGCACGTTTTGTACCTTTAGATTGATATAGTGATTTAATATTTTTTGTAAGATTTCTTTTATCTATACCTTCGTATAATCTATCAGGTACACTTGTTAAAAATGAGTTTCTAAATTTAGATAAGAAACCTGATATAGTTTTATCTACATCAGCGTAATCTAAAAGTTGTTGAATATTTTGAACTGGGTTTGCTCTGTACTTACCTATAGTTGCCTGAGCACCTGAAGACGAACCTGTTATTAATTCACCTTCTATAAATTTATTTTGATGAGTAACAAACAAACGACCACCACCATCAACGTCTTCTATTATTACTGTTGTCGTTGCACCAGATGTAGAACCTGTAATAGTTTCGCCGTTTATAAAATCACCATAACTTGTGTCTTCTAAAAGAACGTTATCGTCACCATCATCTTTACTTACGTTTGTACCATCAAGTACAATCTTTGCAGCTGTTGTACCTTCTAATACTAAATGATCTGGATCGCCAATGTTTGTTAATGTAATCTCAGCTGATTCCATCAACTGATAATATGCTTTTACAAAGTCTAAAAATAATGGGTGGTCTTCAAGTACAAAATCAGGTACTTGTGAATTTATAAGGTTTGATATTTTATCTTTAAAGTCGGCCATTTCATCTAATAACTACTAGTCGTGGTATATCCTATACCAGCGTTTGCTGAGCCTCCTGCTAATGTGTCAGCCTCAACTGTAACTGAACTGTTTGCAACATCAATATCTAATACTTGATTTCTGATAGGAACAATATCGTTTGAATTAGGTTTAACCGTAACTTCTATAACTGTTGAAGCTGCACCTCTTACGTTTTCTATATTAGAAACATTTAAAGAGTTTACTTCAACTTTACCTGTTGAGTAATCTATTGTACCTTGTGTACTGTTAGCATATGATCTTACAGAACCATCATTTCTATATCTTCTTACATTACCTTGTCCATCATCATCTAAAAACCAAATGTTTGTAGTGTCGCCATCAATTTTAAATCCTGTTGATTCTAAAATACCACCAGAAGCAGAATTGTGACCTGAATGTGGATTGTATAATGCGTTTGCAAAGTTAATTGTATATTTTGTAGAACTTCCAATTGTTGGTAAAAAAGATTTTCTCAATCTAACTGTAGTAACATTTGATAAAATACTTTCATCTGTATCATCAATTAATCCTGTAAGTTTTGAATGTCTAAACATTGTATCAAATTTTTGTAATGTATTTGCGTTGTAATCTGTTATTGTTGTAACAACGTTTGATTTAATTGTGTCAGCAGTTTTGGGTGTTGTTGCCTCATTAAACTTAACGTTAGATGTAATTAATATATCTGTTGTTTCAGGATCAATGATAACTGGTGTAACTGAAGCAACTGAATATTTTTTTAAATCTTTTACTATTTTATCTTTTGTAGCGTCTGTAAGATTAGAACCACTTGTTGGTAAAATAGAAAGATAAACTCTACCATAGAATGGCGTTTCAGCGTCTTCACCACCCCAAGCACTAACTGATTGTGTGTTAGCATAAAGTTGTTTTACTTTTGATTTATAATCTTCTATTGTAACTGCTCTGTCTTGTGAGGCATAAAAATTAGGTGCATTGAATTTTATACTTTGTAAACTTTCAGGTTCAGCACCACCTTGTGCTGATGAGTTAACAGTTGTAGTTACGTCTGTAAATCCAGAAATAGAGCCTGATAATGTAAATGCAGTTGCACCGTTAGCTTCTGTTTTGTTTGTAACAACATAACTAATACTAATTATATTACCATCGTCTAATGATTTACCAATTACACCATCACCAAAGTAAATTTCAAATTGACCGTCTTCAGCCTCTTGGCAGAAATAAACTTTTGATGTACTATCTAATTCTGTTATTGAACTTGCTTTAGTGTATGTGGTTTGTGTTACATCTGAAGCACTATTTTGCACTACAACTTTTATTGTAGTTGTATCTGCTCTGTCACTAGGTATTAAAAATCTTTGATCTATATCTTGGCTGTCATATGTGTAAGCATAGGTAACATATGTACCTTCGTAAACATTTAAACTTTGTGCTGTGTAAATACCATCAATTGGTTGTACAACTTTATCTGATACTGAAACAAACGTGTAAGTTAAACCATCTATTGATGAAGTAAATTTTGTACCTGCAGGAATTGTAATTGAAGCACCTGTACCATCGTTGATTACTAATTTTAAATCAGCGATTGGTGCTCTAGCAGAGTTAGGTGTGTATCCTACTAATTTAGCCAATGACGCAACACTTGATCTTAACTGTGCTGTGTCCATAAACATTTCGTTTGCTACAAAGTTTGCATTGTAAGCCAAGTAATGTGTATTGTAAGCAAGTAGGTCAAGCAATATTGCCATTGAACTACCTTCAAAGTCGTAATCTTTAAATTCGTTTTGATTTGCTAAAAATCTTTTGAGTGAACCTTTTATATTTTCAAAATCTAATTCTGAAATTTCTAATTTGTGTTGTGCCATCTTATCTTACTCTTTGTAAAAATGTTGATACTGATATAGGCGCTTCTGCACCATTAATTAAAAATGAAACCATAATATCTAACCCATTATTGTTTTCATCTTCCCGAACAACTACATCTTCTACTGAAACTCTAGGTTCGTATTTCTCAATTGCCATTGCAACCCTATCTTTGATGATTACCATCATAGGTTCGGTCATGTTCTCAAATAAGAAACCTCTTAAATTACAACCAAAGTCAGAATTAAAAGGTTTTTCGTATTTGTTTGTTAAGATTATATTCTTAACAGCTCTCTTAATTGCCTGTACATCAAATAATCTTGCAACATCTTTAGTTGCTGGATTTTTAGTAAAGTTTAAATTTAAATCTTTGTAAATACGATTTGATCGTTTACTTTGATTCGTTGTACTTGCGTCATAGTTTGAATAAGCCATAGCAATATTTATATGACTTTACAGACCATTTACTAATACATTTAAAGAACCTGAAATCATTGCACCTGCGTCAGCACTATCTCCCACACGACCCCAAGGTATACCACCTATTTTAACGTTTGTTGATCCTTTGTTTAAATTTGCAACATGGGCAGGACACAAAGGAACTGGTGGAAAAGTGTGAGATACGGTAGGAGTGCCTTGTACAGCACCTGGAATCGCATTTGCTTTAACCGTTCTTACTAATGAAGTTGCTAAATTAGTAATTCCAGTACAAGCATGACCTGTAGTCAACGGATCTCCTTCTCTAACAGCCATATTATCCTCTTTGTCTTTGTTCTAACGCAGCTTTTCTTGCTAATCTTCTTTGTTCAATAATAATTGATTGACGAATCTTCCGTCCTACTGGTATTTTTACCGAATCTACGATTTTTTTGCCTTTTTTACTGATATATTCAACTCCAATGATTTTATCCTTGAAATCCCCTTGTACGGACATAGTGGCTTTCTTCAAACTCATGGCTTCCTTCTCTTTTTCGTCACCCGATTCGTTCCAAAACTTAAAAATTCTCATTTTTTTCATAATTTCCTCATATTTTGATGTTTTTCTACTATTTATAAGGGTTTTTGTTCTACTTTTGTTCTATATACGCCAGAATGCCGACAAGCTACGGAAGAATCGGACAATTAATCCATTTTTTTGTTGATTTTTACATAAAAATACGGTATATTAGTAGTATATGAAAACAAATAATATGAATATGGCAATTGTTAGAAACGTTGCATATAGACAAATCGGTAAAATAAACAAAAATATAAAAGAAATTATTGAAGTTGATAATACTCTTTTAGAAATGATTGATATTAATATGAAAAATGCAATTAATAAAATCATTAACAACTACAAAGTATACCAACAAACTGGTGTATTAAAAATTAAATAAGGAGAAAACACTATGACACTACAAAAACAAGCACTTAATCAAATTGAAGCTTACAATCAGTTGAGATATAAGGAAGAAATTATGAAAAAAATAAAAGAAAACATATCATTAGTTACTGCTATTGTATTTTTATTCAGTATGGTAGGATCTGTTGGTGCTATCGAAGCAAATAACTTTATGATAGGTGCTATGATGGCCTTAACAGGTATAGTATCTGGTTTAATAACAATCGCATTACAAAACAAATAAATGAATAATAAAGAGTTAAAAACTGCAATTAAGAAACTTGAAAAAAGACTTGCTTACGGAAACAAATTACTTAAAACAAAATCTTTATTTGAAGTAATACAAATAATGAAAACTAAAAGGGAGATATAACACTATGAAAGATACACAATTGAAAAAAGATATAATGAACATTGCAAGGGCAGAGTCTGCTGATGGTATTACAATTTGTTGTGGTACTTTGTTTACGAAGTTTAACGTATCTGTACATCAACAAATGGCAGATAGTTTAAAACTTGCTTTACAAACTTTCTTTGACAACAGAAAGAAAAATGATTGTGTTGTTAAGATGTCAGGTCCTATGGGTGAGGATGAAGAATACGCTTACGACTTTGTACCTGTTGTAGATTTTAGATTAGAAGGGATGGGAATATAATGTTTAGACTTTGGATAACAATATTAATATTTTCATTTATATTTTCTGCCGCTGCTGTATTCGCTGAAGAACATGACGTTTGTAAACATGAACAAAAATATAGTCAGATATGGTACATCAATGGTTGTGATGGCGAAACATTAGAAATAAAAAAAGTATCAGGTAAGAATACAAAGAATACACCTTGGAAAGGTTACGAAAATGGCACTTCATCTGAAATACCTTGGGATGCAAATCCAGATTATAGGATATTAAAAAAATATCTAAAAAAATATATTAACGAACCAGTAAAAGAAAAACACAAAATCGTTATAAAGAAATCAAAAAATTATAAAGAGTTTACTTTTAATCTTACAGAAGATGAGAAAGTTACAAAGGCATTTCAAAAAACTGCTCTATTAAGTTACCTTATGTATGTTGATGGTGAGATAGTAATAGATCAAATTACACCTAAAGATAGATTTGGTAAAATATTTAAAAACAATTCTTTGTATGTTTCAAACTCTATGGGTAAATCAATTATGTCATATATATACGGGCATGCTCTTTGTAGAGGATATGTTAATGGTATACATGAAACTATGAACTGGGATGTATTAGAAAATACTTTATTTGAAAATCAACCTATAATTAACGTGCTTAATATGGCGTCAGGTTCACAAAAATATGTTGATAACAAAGGTGGTGGTAGTTTTAAAAATTCAAAAAGATGGTCTAATAGATGGTCAGTAAATAGTATTGCAAAAAAAGAATTAAAAAATACTACACCTGGTAAAAACAAATATCACTATGCAAATTTAAATACAAACGTTTTTGCTAGTTATGTTATGTCAACTATGGGTGCTAAAGAATACAAAAAAATGTTAAAAGATATATTTCAAAATAAAATTGGTATTGAATATAATGTTGTGATGAAACAACCTAGTGAATCTAAAAAATCTGACTTGTCTATAAATTATGGAATGTACCTAACCAGATATGATTATATGAGAGTTGCTGTTGCAATGTTAGATGATTGGAACAACAATACTTGTGAAGGTCAATATTTAAAATCTTTACATGAAAACAGAATTAAAAAAGGTAAAACTAATAATGCAAATACAACAGACGCATTTTCACACACTAAATCATACGGTGGTCAATTTCATATGGGTATCTCTGGTAAGAGAGATAAACCAATATTCATATTAGATGGTTTTGGTGGTCAAACAATTACAATTGATTTTGAAAATAATAAAATCATTAGCACAATGGCAATCCATAGAAATTATAATTGGATGAAGTTGGTACACGAAAAATTATAAAATACCTTTGTTGTTTGTTAGGGGCGCCTTTTGGCGCCCTTTTTTTTATTCTACTTTAGAAATAGATTCATCTAAACTTTTCAAAGGTACTAATCCTAAATCTAAAAGATAACCTCTTTTACCTGCAGCTCTTTTAGATGTAAACTCTTTTACAAATTCCTCAATACCTGGTATTACATCAATGTGTTGATTTTTTACATAAAAGTATAATGGTCGACTTATTGGATAAGAACCATCTTGTATTGATGATAAAGATATTTTAACATCTTCAATTGTATGTGCTTGAACTTTATCTTTTGAATTATCGTAATAACTAAAACCAAATATACCAAAGTATGTTGGTTCACCTACAAGTTTGTTAATAATCAAAGTATCATTTTCACCGACTTCAATTACTGCACCATCTTCTCTTAATAAAAAACATTCTTTGCCTTTTATAGTTTCAGGACATCCTTTTTTCATTACTAGATCATTCCAAGCATCCCTTGTACCACTTGTAGCAGGTGGTGTAAGTATTGCTATTTTAATGTCTGGTAAAGAAGGATCAATATCTGACCATTTAGTTGGTTTTGATCCTAGATCAGCCATCGCTTCCCAAAGTTGTTTTTTTGTAAAGTTATATTGTTTGCCTTGTACTGAACTTGTAAAAGCAATACCATCTAAACCTACAATCACTTGTGTAATATCGGTAACACCATTATCTTTACAAAGTTTAACTTCTTTTGGTTTTATTTTTCTACTTGCGTTTGACATATCTGGTGTGTTTGTACCAATGCCTTTACAAAATAGTTTCATTCCACCACCAGTACCAGTTGATTCAATGACAGGTGTTTGAAACTTACCTGACTTACCAAATCTTTCTGCGACTACTGTTGAAAATGGATAAACTGTTGAAGAACCAACAATGTTAATTTGATCCCTTGCATATAATGTAGTTGTCATCAAAATCATAATTAAACTGAATAATAATTTTCTCATCTAGGTTTCCTATGTTTTACTTTAGAGATTGATAGTTTAATAACTATCGCTAGTATTTAACATAGGAAAACCGATTGTAACAAAACTTTAATATGGGTAGGGTGTAACAAATAAAGTAAACAAAATAAACAATATTATAAGAGCACCTGTAAAATAATAATTCATAGAAGACCTCCTACCTCGTTTTTAATAAGTGTTTTAATTTTTCATACCAATATATCCCACTATCACGTAGTTTATCATTGGCGTCCCTTAATACCTCAAGTTTCTTTACTAATTCTTTTAATTGTTTCTTATCTAACGCTTTTTTCTTATCTACTATCTTCTCTAATTTACTTATAACATTGTCAATCTTTATACACGTGAAAGGAGGTACTTTAGGTGCCTTCTTTTTTAGAGAGGATATAGTTATTTTCTTATGCTTCTTTGGCATAGACTACCTCCTAGTTATCTGCAATGTTCGGGAATGTAAATATAAGATTATATTAGTTATATTTATAATAAATAGGCATATGAATGATGAAATAAAGAATGCTATTGATGTATGTAAAAAAGCACAGCGTAATTATGATTTGACTAAACCTGTATCAGAGGAAGATTTAGAAACACTTATCTATGTTGCAGCTAACTCACCATCAAAGCAAAATGAAACACATTATAGTTTAAGAGTATATACTAATCCTAATGTTATAAGAAAAATCTATAACCGAACAAAGTTATTTACTTTTCAAACAAATACTCAAACAGATAAAATATTTACAGATACTAAAAAGAAGTTTGTTACCGATCATAGATATGCTGTAACAAATTCACAAATACTAGCGCCTGTTGTTTTTGTGTATTGTGATGAAACTAAAAATATAAGAAGTGGTACACACATTGTTGCTACACAACCAAACGCAACTAAAATAGCAATAGATACTTTAGAAGAACAAAAGAATACATCAATAGGTATATCATCTGGTCAATTAGTTATGGCTGCAGCTTTACTAGGATATAAAACAGGTTATTGTAGTGCCTTTGAAAGAGATGTAAAAGGCGATAATGTACAAAAATTATTAAAACTAGAGTCAGAACCTAAACTACTTGTGGGTGTAGGATATCCTCATCCAGATATGGATAGATTAGAACATCCTGAAGTACTTAATAAAGACATAAGTATCAAAGAAGGTAAACATGGCGATGAAGATAAGAGATGGACTTTCCCATCTATGTTAAATGAAGACCTATATAAAAATTATCACTATGGGTTTGAAAAAATTGAAGTGTATATAAATGACAAAAGATACAAAAGATAAATCACATCTAACAAAAGGTGGTCCAGGCGACAAATATCTTGGCGATGGTAAAGTTGATACTAGTCAATGGTTTCAAGCAGGTTGTATGAAACCTTGGAGTGATGGTGAGTTTGAACAAAAAATCAAAGATCAAAAAATGTTTTTCTGTAGCGCTCCCTTTCAAATGTTATACACCAATACAAGAGGCAGATATGCACCATGCTCTTGGGCTGAATTAAACAACGATCATTTAGCACCTAAAATACATGACGTTACATTTAGAGATTGGTTTGAAAATAATGAAAATCTAAACAAGTTAAGAGCAGAAATGCTAGATGAAAATTCTGATTTAAAACTTACAAATGAATGGTGTAGAACTTGTAGAAAACAAGAAAAACTATACGGAAGATCAAGGCGACAAGCTGCACTTAAAATACAAACTAATGATTCACTTATATGGCCTGAACTAAAAAAATCTGTAAGAAGATACCAAGAAGATTTGAGAGGTCATATAAAAGATAGATGTTTTGAGGTACAGATAAAAGTATATGGTAACAAATGTAACCTTGATTGTTTTATGTGCCATCCTTGGGATTCAACAAAAAGAATAGAAACAATACAACACAAGGCATTAGATAATCAAACCATATATTCACAAAAATTACAAAAGTATGCTAGAGCAGGAGTATCATTTAATTTAGATAATGATAGTTTAGATAAAATATCAGATCAGGTAGTAGATATAGCACCTTACATCTATGCAATGAAACTTATAGGTGGTGAACCATTAGTTATGAAACCATATTATAAGTTACTTGAAAAATTGGTAGAAAAGGCGCCTGATGATTGTCAAAAAATGCTTTTAAAATTTCAGACAAATATGCAAACTATGAATATGGATAAAATGAAAGTTACAGATTTTATTCCTAAGTTTGGTTTATTTGAGTTTACCGTATCACTTGATAGTGTAGGAATATATAATAACTATATTAGAAGAAGATCAAATTGGGATGAGATTGTTAATAACATTAAGACCGTTAGAAAGTACCCTAATGTAAAAATAAATATTAATGGCGCTATATCGTTTTTAAGTGTGCTTAGATTTTATGAGTTGCCTGAATGGTACGACAAAAATATTGATATATTTGAAAAAAGGGAAAGAGGCTCTATGATAAACTGGTCTAATATAAGAAGTCCCGAAAAATTAGCTGCAAACGTATTGCCTGATAAACTCAAACAAGAACTGATACCTAAATATGAAAAGTGGCCAGATATACAACAAGTATTACGAGAAGACAATAATGGGTATGACTATAAAGAAACAATTAAATACTTATTACAAATAGATGAACGTTACAAGGGAACTAAATGGGAGTACAATTTATTTGATGTATTTCCTGAACTAAAGGAGTATTACTAGCTTGACTTTATGTTAAGATTGTGTTACAATATAAAAATGAATCCTAAAGATATAAAAATTAAACCTAGATGTTTAACATATCAACCTAAAAGTTATCATAAACCAGCAGCCTATACATCTGATGGTTATATGTTACCTTGTTGTTGGTTAGATGATCCTAAAAACGATCACGGTGTAACGGAAGTCTTTCATTTAAAAGACGATCACCTTGCACTAAAAAATGTTGACAAGTTAGAAGATATATATGGATCTAAAGAGTGGGAACACTTCTTTGATACGCTAATAAATAATCCAAGTTGTGCTTTGAAACAATGCCAATACAAGTGTGGTAATTTAGAAAAAGATACTTATAAAAAATGAGCCATTTAACAGACTTCTATATTCAAAATCAAAAACTATCTTCACCTAATATGGATCTATCACATAGATGTATATTACGTTGCCCACAATGTTTACGACAAAAGGTAGAAGGTCTACCTAGAATAGCAAGATCATTTGATATAGGTAAAGCAGAATTTAGAAAAGTATTAAACTATTATGAAAATCAGATAACCTTTTGTGGTCAAATATCAGACCCAATATATCATCCTGACTTTCTTGCATTTTTAGAAATGATGGACGGTTTAGGTAAAGGTTTAAGAGTTGCAACTAATGGTACTAATACAAAAGGCATGGATGAGAAGTGGTGGGAAAAAGCATATAGTTATGGTCTAGGAGAAAATTGTTGGTACTTTGGTGTTGATGGTTTAGATGAGAAATCAGAATTGTATCGTATAGGTTCTAATTTTAAACAAGTATGGGAAACTATGAAAATGGGAGTACAGGCAGGTCACCCTATAGTGTGGCAATATATAATATTTGGATACAATGAACATGAAATAGAACAAGCAAAAGAGATTGCACATAAAGAAGGCATAACATTATTATTAGTAAAAACAAATAGAGGTTTTGATCCTAGAAGTAGAAAATTAAGAAAAAATGTACAAAAGGCTTATGATAACTTTGCTGTACCTAGTGACAAGAATAGAGTTAAAAAAATAAAGAGTGAAGAATACTTTAACGTTACACCAGAACTACAACGTTGGAGACAAGTTAGACAAGGAGCATTAAAATGAACTTAACATATGGAAATCAAACAATTGAATTTTGGACAAATATAAAAGAACAAATAAACAAATCACCATATAAAGAACAAGCATTAAAAGATATTGACTTTGATGATGATTTTTTACCTAAACAAATAGTTATGTCATTATCAGGTGGTTGTGACTCAGCGTCAGCAACATACTTAACATTAAAACACTTTCCGCAAATAGAAATATTTCCTTTTATGTGTAATGACGTAAACGCCCCTAAAGACGCTGACGCAGCTAGAGAAATAGTTGAATATTTACAAAAGAAGTTTCCTAATGGTAAGTTAAATGACATAACAATCAAAGACTTTAACGATAGAGAAGTAGGTGGCTGGTGGCCTAAAGCAAGAGATAGTATGTTAGAAAATCAAAAGTTATATGGCAATATGTCTGTAACTGCTGTTGCAAAGATTTTACAATTAGATAAACTAATACCTGAATTTATGAGTCAATTTAAAGGACCTATTAGATTAGATGGTATGACAGCAAACCCACCTGTACAAATACGTATGGCATTTGCCAAATATGCAAAAGAAAGATTTCCTGAAATCAATTATACTCCTAAAAATTTAGAAAGAATACAAGGTGAAACAAGACGTGATGTTTCAAACAAACCTAATATAACATATAACGTATATCAACCTTATATAAATGTAAATAAAAGATTTGTTGCTGGTGTATTTAAAGAAGAAGGTTTAATGGAAGACTTGTTTCCTATTACACGTTCTTGTGTAGGTTCAGGTAAACAAACTAAAGACTTTACTGCATGGTGTTGGCAATGTTTTTGGTGTTATGAAAAAGCGTGGGCGTTTAATCTACCTCATACCCATATGGCTTAAAATGAGTATTATATAAATTAGTAAACTTTGCTTTGTATTCTATTGTATTGTTAAAATATGTTAAATACTTTATCTTACTAGGTTCAAAAGGATTTGTATAAGTTAATTTACGTTCTTCTGGTATAAACATATCAACCATTTTACTATGAGTACAATCCTCTAACCATAGATTATGTACATTTAATTTATCTTTATAATAGTTGATTACATGTTCATTAAAAAATCTTACATAATATAAAAACTTTTCAAAATGAGCATCCGTAAACTTAAACTTTATGTTGTATGTTTGTATTGTTGATTTTAATACATCATCATCTGTAACATTCATAGAATGCCAAGGATGTGTTATTTCATTTTCTTTACCATACTTGTCTAATTCATCTCTAATAATATTATGAAACGTAAAAGATACAAAGTGTTTCCATATATTCTTACGTCTTAATAAAACAACCGTATAACCTAAATAGAAGTCTTTAAACCAATCAAATAGATAAGTGTAATGAGGTTTACTAGGCATTGATATATGTTGACTCATATGATGGCCATGATAGATAGAAAACATATTTACACCAAAGTTATCTCTTAAATCTTCAAATAACTTTATTTTCTGTTGTATAGGTTGTCTATAGTCTTCGTTATTAAAAAACTCCGAACTACGATTTTCAGGTCCTACAATACCTCGTTTAAGATATGCTTGTCTTATATAATGACCTACGTAATGCGAACCAGCACGTGGCATAGAGATTAATACAGGTAAATCTGCTTTTTCATATTTCATATAGTTTCCGCACAAGTTAACATCAAAGTATTCGCACAGTAAAGCGAAAAATTTTTAACGATAGTTCCTAGACGCTAAAACTCTCCCCACAGCCACAACTACTTTTACTATTAGGATTAGTTATCTTAAATTCACTACTAAACTCTTCCTCTACCCAATCAAGCGTTGTACCTAATAAGTACATCTCTAATTCTAAAGACGCTACTAATATATCGCCTAATAAACAATCAGTATCTTCCCTTGTATCCGTAGTACTCCACTTATATTCAAAGCCTGCACATCCACCACCCTTAATGTCTAATCTCACATAACGAGTGCCTGCCTTATTGGCAATGTAAGTTAATCTCTTTATTGCGTTATCTGTTAGCTCTAGCATGGTTCCTTTGGGTTTCAACATAACTATGTATAAAAGTAATAACTTCTAAAACTCCTTTGATATAGCCATGTTAGGTTGTTCTTTACAGTCTTCGACCGCGGATGCGATTTCATCTATATTATCTACTTTACATGATACCGACACTTTGACACAGCCGACTAATAACACAAAAAATAGCACGAAAAAAATTCTCATATATAAAACCATAAAATACCGCTTCGTTATATCTCTATGTTACTTACTACTTTTATAGATTAGAAAGCCTAGCCAGTTTTAGTTGTGGTCAATTGGGTTACCATACGTGTGATACTCATTCTGAGCGCTACGTGTGGTTGTACTTTGTGATGTTTCTAATATCTTACCAGCAACAAGTTTATACGTACCACCTACTCTTACATTCATATTGTTATTAGCAAACATATTAATATCACCATCTAAAGCGGCCATATTAATGTTACCTTTATCTACTTGTATATTGACATTAGCGTTAGGCCCTACCTGTATATCGTAATTGTTATTAGCAGCACCATCAGCGTTTATTGTTATCTTATGGCGACCACCGATTGTTAGGTCAGAGGACCCTTTGATATAGACCTTATTGTCTTTCTCGGTTATCGTATGAGTTGAATCTTTGTTTACTTCGTTCTTTGTTCCTTCGGCCGTGATTTCTGTTTCAGTACCACTATGATGATATAATAGAATACGCTCTTGGTCTGGTGTATCGTCAAACTCTAATAGATGGCCTGATTCGCTCTCATATACATGGCCGTATGGGTATTCAGTTGCATATGTATTTTCAGGTAAGGACCATACATCACCCTCCGACTGTGCTATATCTACTATGCCATCTGCGATAGGGAGTATATTTGCACTAGGTATATTTGTATAAGAGGCCGCTCTAAATGTCTTACGTGCTTCTAGCGTAATGCTCTGATTATCTGCGTCATTCCGTGCTAGTCTATTAACATCTGATTCGCCTGCGTAACGTGGGTAATTGCCATTAGGGTCGCTAAACCCAAGGCCCTCTGCTAAATTCTGTGCGCCTGTAGTAATGGGTCTGCCTGGCAAACTCCCCATAATTACTGCGTCTTGTTTAGTATCTGCGTCCCTAAAGAAACCAACCACCCACGAGCCTTCTAAAAGGCCAAGGGGAGTTTGCCCAATGCCAGATGTGCCACTGGCAGTAATTGGCAACATTGGATGTGCCCAAGGTAAATCTGTAGTAGGTAAGGCCTCTTTGTCTTCCGTGTGATAACCTAGACATCTTACTCTTACTCGGCCCAATTTAAGTGGGTCTTTTCTATCCTCAACGACACCTGTAAACCAGATGAAGCCATCTCTGCCCATAAAATCTGTAGTACTCATTTATTTTTTCCCATAAATGACCGTATTTAAAGCGGTCACCTCCTTATATTTATCCGTATTTAAAAGGATTGCGTAGGCGCCGCGGTGCGAAGCACTTATTAGAGGCCTATCGTTGATACCTCTTATATTCATTGATCTTTTTGTGTATATTTCTTTCATATTGTTCAAATTGTCTTTGGTCCTTTGTAAGTTTGTAATAGTTCGTTCTTACATTGTTTGTAGGTCTATTCTATTGTGTCCTCTCATGTGGCCATACCCTTATATGGAAATTTTTTTCTAAACTCGCAATAAACTTTGAGCATACTAGAAGAATCCTTTAAAAAAACTCTTAGCACTAGATAAGTTCTTCTTAAAGGCAACCATACTAGATTGTACAAAGCTATTGATATTCCCTTGCATTGAGCCCCTCATTGATGGTGGTATGTTGTTTACGTTACTGAGGTTTATGCCTCCTAATGCTAGTTTAGCCTTTTCTGCAATTTTCTCTACTACGGTCTTTCTTTGTAGTATTGTGCTATTGATCTTTGCAAGGTGTTCGTTCATCAAAACTCTATTGGAAGTACTGTTTAGGACGTTATTAACCGCCTTATTAGCGGCATCCTTGATGGACATGTCACTACTATTCAAATCTACGCCTAACTTCTTAGCAATGTCATTTACGTTACTAATCTGTGGTGACGGTATTTTGCCGTCTAATTTGTTCTTAATAGGTGTTAACGTTGATATATCTACACCTGACCCGATTACATCTATAGGTTGTGATCTAAAGTGAGCACCTGCTTTAAATGTATCAGCATTTGGTAAATCATTAGCAAATACGTTTCTAACCACAGTCATCGCTGTAGTGTGTTTCTGATCTATCATATCAATTTGATGGTGTAATTTAGATATTAGATAACGACCTGTAAGGAATGGGTCTATCACGTCTTCTCTCATAACCTTATTATCTGTTGTCATATCTGCAGCGTTATATGATGGCACTTCACACCATACTAGGTCACCTACATTGTATGTAAAGTTACCTGGTACGTCTATATTCATTGAGAAGTAATCTCTCGTTGCTTCTGATAAATTCTGTTTTCCTGTCATTCTAGGATCTGATCCCATACCCTCACTATTGAAAATGTGATTTGATTTAGTATCAGGTACAACAAATACACGAGCAAAATAATCATCCATGTACTTACGATTGTCAGCACTTGACGCCTTGGTCAATTTACTAGCATGTAGTCTATTGATCTGGTGTTTGTTTTTTGAACCATATGATTTATCATCTATTGTATAGTCATCATCAAAGTCAGCAGGCCCAGGTGGCATGATACCTTGATATACTGCACCAGCACCTGTCGGTGCGTCTATGTGTAATGCCTGTTCATAGTAGTTTGTGTATGTCAATTTACTCTTTACAAATTTCTTATCTATTAGGTCGTGTGCATAGGTCACACTACCGAACATGCCTCGTCTTGTATTTTTTAATGTGTTATATGAGTCGTTAAATGAAAATGAATATGGTTTAGTTATAGGCGACTCTGACTCTACGTCTGGTGTACTAAAGTTAGGATTAAACGCTGACAATAGGTCTACAAAGGCAACAAATGGTCTGTTACGTGATGTGTCACCACTCTCTCTATACAATGACTCTAAACATCTAAAATGAAAACCTCTATTGTTTTCATAGAACATATAATCAGGTGTTTTGTAATTGACTGGCTCTGACATAAACGTCATGTGCCTTACACCTTCAGCAGGTCTGCAATTAGGAAACGTGTATTTGTACACGCCTTTTGTAGGGTCAATGAATAGGTCTTTTTTAGAGTTGAGCAAGGATTTGTCTGATTTGACTATCTTGTCAACCATTTCTGCATATGATACTGTTAATGATTTTGATACACGTATTCGCTCATTTCGTATTGATTCGATTGATGTAAAGAATAAGGCAACAGCCTGTGAGTTTTGTGTTGATCTTACTGATCGTTTTTCATATACTTGAAATCTGTGGTTTGTAGCGTTCATTTCTTCATCACCACCTGCGTCTATAGGTGTTCTAAATTTAAACTCTAAAAACTCGTTACCTATGATAGGCAACTTATTAACTGCACCTACGCTGTCTATGAACATGAGGTTGCCTGATAAAAATGCTGAATCTAAATCTTGGTAGACGTTGACTACGGCTGTCATACCTGATATTTCTAACTGCGAACCACCGTAACTGTAAAGTATTATCTCACCTGCTCTAAAATCGCCAGGGAATCTGTTGTTCAGGTCATCATATTTGGGAGCTGCCTTATCGGCCATCTTATCCTCCTATCAAGGTTTTAAATTCTTGTGTAATCAGTTCTAAAAATTCTGGTTTGATTAGTTTGATCCTTGCCTTCTTATTTTGTATTCGTAATTCATACTCGTAATTAGAAACAGACGTAGCACCTGACACGGTGCTGTTTACTTCTATCATATGTGAGTCGTCAAATGAAGATGTTGAACCAGAAGACTGAGCAACTTCGTAATGATGTATGCCATTAGGTGCATTGTACTTGTCATTTACATATTGCTCAAACTGTGCTTGAGGTAAAGGCCAATCATAAAATCTATCTTTGACTTTGTTGAATAACAATATTATCCAGTAATATCGTTGATCGCCATAAAACTGCTCTGATACTGACTCTGGTGTGTCTTCACCACCTATGTCATATAGATCAAATAGAGCAGCCGTTTCACTTAATCCTTCTTTAATCTGTACACGTCTTAATAGGTTTGTGACTAACTTGTAATCACCTTTGCCTACTGCGTCATAGTAAATTTTAGGAAAGTTCTCAAAATATGATGGCATTATCTAGCCCCCTTTGTTTCAGCAGCTGACGGTGCGTTGCTTGCTGACAATCTTAATTCGTTGTAACGTTTTCTTTCCATTAGTTCTAGTTCTCTAAAACTTAATGTTGCGTCTATTGACACAGGATCACCACTAGGGTGTGTACTAAATTTGTCTGAGCCATAATCTATATCAACACCTGTACAAGCACACAATCCTATTTGATCTATGTATGGGTTGATTGCTGTACCTTTCATAAATCTAATTACAAATTCATGTGGCACCTTGTAGGCTGCAATACTACTACCGTCACCGTATCTTTCAGGCAACATAGCGTCTTTGATAGCATGTAATATCTTATTAACCACATCTGATTCTTCTTTACTACGTGGTGTAAATTTAAATGTAAAACTAAAATTTCTGTAATCTATGCCATTGAATATCATCTCTTGCATGGCTGCTGGGGCAATACCTGTTCTACGTTGCAATGCAGCCTGTGTACCTGACAATAGACCACCAGAGGCAAATGCACCTACACCTGATACAGCCTTACCTAATTGTGCTGTAATTGATCCTAAATCTGACCCAAAGAATTTACCACTATTAACTGCGTCTTTTAGTTTTGCCATTGCACCTGTTATCATACCAACCTCTTCAGCACCATAGTCTGCCTGCATATTGAATTTTAATGTTTGTGGCATGTATATTGCAATTGTATTTTTTATATTTCTAGCAGAACCTTTACCTGTAGGTATACCGAATCCTATGTTAGAAGAACCTTCACCAAAAAATCTATTTGCATTGTACACGACCTTGTTAAGGTTATCTGCTCTTTTTGTTAAGTATTGATTACCTACACTTCTATTATTACCTGCACCACCTTCTTCAGCTACACGTTCTATAATATCAAATAACATGTAATGCTCTTGGTCTTCATGGTTTATAGGGTACACAAAAAAGTTATTGCTCATTGAGTGTCTTGTTGATGTGTAATCTGCATTACCAGGGTTATAATTGATAACACCTGCTTTACTTGCTATCGTTCTAAATGATGGTATATTACGACCTTGTAAAACGTTGCCTTTGTTCTTCAGGCCGTTGATAAGTGTTGTTAGTGCTTTAAATGCTTTCATATTAATATTTATTAAGGTATCATCACAGATTGATCTTTAACTGTACTATCTGGATTTGTTGTTCCTATGTTTGTTGAACCGTATTCTGTTTTATTTGTTGTATTAGATGAGCTGTTATTAATGTTGTTAATTATAGTACCAGCCTCACCATTACCTATTGTTAATTTCTCTATTTTATCTGCCTTTAATTCTTCTACCTTGTCAAGCGTCTTTTGATCGTTCTTTACAAGACCCAAATCATTATGTTGATCAGCAATTGATGGTGAGTCACTATCGCCTGCAAGAAACTTAGCAGTCTTTTTCTTATCTACTAATCCTAATGTTAAACCTGATAAGAACCCAGCAAAACCTGATGACGCTTTATCTCTAAATGTTAGTTCTTCACCTTCTTCTTTGTCAAGTAAATCACCTGCTTCTGCAACACCTTTAGCAGCGTCAAACATGCCCATAACAGCAGCAAGAGGTAAGAATACACGTCCTGCAACTCTAGCAGCACCACCTGCCACTTTACCTGCTACCTTGACACCTTTTTTAAGATTGTTTTTAACAAGTGAACCTGTTTTTGTTTTAGTCTTTAAATCTTTTTTATCTGCACCTGTGCTTGTTACTGCTGTAGTGCCTGAACCAGTACCAAGTACCTTTGGTTTTGCACCCACAGGTCCTTTAGGTGCTTTTGGTGGTAGACCTAACATACTTCTTACTGAGCCTGCAAGTGTACTACCTAGTCCTGTGATTGCACCTGTAATTGTACCACCTAATGTTGATAAGGCTGCAAGTGGTAACAAGGCATTACCTACGCCCTCAAAGAAACCTTTATCGTCTTCTTTTTTACCACCTAATAGTTCGTTTGTAAGTTTTGATTCTTCGTAAATCTTTTCTAATAAACCTGATGATGTATCAAATTGTTTATCTGATTCTCTTTCTTGTTCAGTTGCCTCTTCACTATCTGCAAGACCACTATCGGCAGTATCAGGCATAAGATCCATACCTAACGACCCAGCAGTTGCGTCTTTTGCTATATCTTCTCTACCACCTTTTGTACCTGCAGCTGTTGATGTGCTATCGCCTTGTTTTAAAGAACCTTTTGTTTCTTTTCTACGCAATTGTCTTTTAGCAGATATACCTCTTTGCTCTGCTCTTTCTTCAGACTCAATTGCTCTTTCTATTCTTTTGCCTATAATAGGAACATTTGTAAGACCTATACGTTTAGCAAGTTTAAGTGGTTTTAATTCTTTCTTAAAATCTCTAAATGATAATGATAATTTAGTTGATAACCCTAATACTTTTTTTAATTCAGCATTCGTTTTACCTACAGTTTCTTGGATATATGCAAGTTCTTCCTCTGAAATAATACCTTTCTTAAATAGACCTTCATACTCTTTGATTGTTTTTTCTGTAGTTTGTTGTTGAGTTTTTGCGTCATCAAAATCCATACCTTTCAAAGAGTCAAGTTCAACAACAGAATAGTCTATAACAAAGTTGATTATCTCTTGTCGTATTTGTGCGTCATTCAACTTTGCCTGACTCGTGTAACCAGCAGACCTCTCTAATTGAGATTGGTACTCTTGTAACGAGTCAGATATAGCAAACTTAGGATCAGATTCATCTTCTTTTTGTCTTTTTAGAATCGACTTAAAGTTCTCTGCTGAAGCCTTTTTAAAGACCTTGGATTCGACTTGTGCTGCCATTATTCTTTATTCTTTACTTTTGATGGTTTACCGTTTACGTATATTGCAAACCAACCTGCACCAGCCCCAACGACTACTGACACTAACCCTGCCTGTGCGTTGTTAGGATTCTCTAGTGCCATAAACCAATTGATTACATCTAAAAATGCCCAACCATAAGCAAGCATTAATAGTCTTGGTACTAGTCTCCAGTTAGACATCAATTCAGGTATCTCTACCTCAATAAAATGCCATAATGATTTGCATCCGTATTTAAAACCTAGCCAACCTGTAGTTAACATATTTTTTAAAAAGTTCATATTATCTCCCTCTTTGTTTTTCTCTTATCTTCTCGTTTTCTTCTCGTATATGTTGTAACAATAAGTCAACATATATTTCCCTCTCCCATGGTAACATTCCTTCAAGGTCACCTAATGAGTATTTATGGTATTGCATTAAAGCAAAGTTTGTCCTATAAAAACTCTCTAGGCTTTCATGTAAGAGGGTAACTGAAAAAAATCAGAAGCCCCTTGTAATAATAACTCATGCTCTACACCTGATTTAGGGTTCTTGTATTTTATTTTGTGACTTATGATAGGCAACGTTTCAAAAAAATCTTTTAGTTTTTTGAATTGTGGCATAGTCAAGTTGTCAACAAACTGCTCAAGTTCTTTTGCTTCAAGGTCTGAAGTTTCAAACACTTCATCACCATTGTAAATCTGAGCAATACAATCCCTCATTAAATTAACTGTAAGGTCAATAATAGTCTTCTTATTCGACACTTCAATTATAGTAGGCACTTTCATTATCACACCGTAATCTTTTGAAAAAGGTATATGTGTGTCCACCTTTTTACTAAAGTCTGGTTTTACACTCTCAATATTAAAATCATAATCTACAACCTGTGTTTCATCATCTGGACATTTTAGTTTAAGTTGTACAGTTTCACCTATTGACTTTGATCTTATGTTTAACCATAACCATTCAAAATCATAAACTGGTAACTTTGTAACGTCAATACCATCTGTCAATACACAAGTTTGAACAGTTTTAATTAGTGTATTAACCATCTCCTGTTCTACATTGTTCTCTACAGACATCAATAAAATCTTTTCTTCTTTTACTAAAAATGGTCTGTACTTTACCTTCACACCGTTTGACAATATCAAGTCATGTTCAGGCGTCTTCATAAAATTAAGCATTATTTACTCCTTTAATATAATATATCACGTATGATTTTAGGGTCTGGCAGACCTTTCGGGAACACACGCCCTCCCGTTACTCGCCCAATAGGCAAATTTCTTCTTAACTTTTCATAGACTTGTCTACCTGCTCTACCTATCTCGTTACCTATACCAAATGGTAAGTTATCTAAAAAGTTAGTTTGTAGTGCTGTAGTATTTGATCTATATTCTTCTCTATTTTTTTTGTTTCTTCTATTCTCTACATCCATACCTTGTCTTAAATAGTTCCATGCTGATGTAGCATAATTTCTATATGTAAATGTTACACTTGTTTTTACTAATTGATTTTGAGCGTCATATGACAATGGTGTTGAAGCAATAGTTTTAGGCCATACTTCGTACATCTGTACCTGATATGACGTAAAACCAGATGAGTCACCTAAACTCTTACGTATTCTTTCCCTATCTTTTACTGCGTCACCTGATGGCTCAAAGTTAGCAAGAGCTGCTGTAAATGATTTATGTAATGGTGTAATCGTAATCATACATGGTGTAGCGTAGTCATCATAGTAACCCACGTTGTGAGTAATAGGATCTACGATAGAGTTTTGCCATGCCTCAAAATATAATCGTTCATCATAGTTAACACTTGTATAAAATTCTAATGTAACCTCTTCAAAACTAACATTCTTTGCTATCGCTCTTTTAGGACCATAGTATGTTTCATTCACATCATCTGTAATTGTTTTACCTGGCAATGATACGTTAGAACAGAATAGATCCATTCTTAATTGTAAATTCTCTTTTATTGCACCTGCTAATCTAGCACTCTTTGCCATTCTAGCAGCAGCCTTCTTACCACCTGTAGGGTCAGCATAAACGTAATCACGTGGTAATGTTTTACTTTGTGGTCCATCAATCGTACATAGAAACTGCGTAGGTCTAGCCAACCCACCAGCACCTGTTAGACCTGATCTAAATTGATTGAATACAGAATTGTAATTAGATGATACGTTGTTATATGAGAATCTTTTATTTGTTTCTGTTGTACTGAATTGTGGTTTACTAGGTGGTATACCTAATCGTATATCCATGTCACCTATTCTTTTGCCTATACTAATTAATGACATTAAATAAATCTCCTACTATCTGCATAGACTTGTCCTACAGACGCCTTTTTAAATCTTTGTACAGGTAGATAAATCGCTGTTGCAGCCTCATCAGCATTTATTCTTAAAAAACCTGTCTGTACATATGAGTACAAATATTTCTTTATTGTTGGTTTTACTATTTTCACATTCTTTACATCATCATAGTTGACTTCAAATCTTGTATTCTTATCAAATCTTGTATCAGACGCTCTTGCCTGCATACGTTCTAATAGTTTAAATCTCAATAGAGGTGGCAAATAGTGAAAGTTCATACCCATAAACCCACCTGATATTGGTTCTAATGGCAACACTAATGGGAACACGTCATAATAAGGTAGAGTTTTTCTTAATTTAGGATTGTACCCAAACAAGTTCAATCTACCTACGCTAGGACGACCATTTAGTTTGTTTTGTCTAAACAATTGTTTAGCAGTTGTGCCACTCGCTATTTTATTTACTTGCGTTCTATACCAAGTAGCAGATTTTTGAGCGTCTCCTGCTCTTTGTTTGATTGTGTCAAATACACTTGCCATACTACTATTTATGTTGATAATAAATAGATTCTATGAAGAAGTTGAAGAATCCAGATAAACGCCCTTATTCAGGTATATACAAACCACTCAACCCACAGAAATATAAAGGCAATGTAAACAACATTATTTATAGGTCTAGTTGGGAGAAACGTTTTATGATTTATTGTGATAAAACTAGGGCTGTAATGGAATGGGGTAGTGAAGAAATAGCAATTTACTATCGTTCAGTTGACAATAGGCCACATAGATACTATCCTGATTTTTATATGAAAGTTAGACAATCAGACGGCACATTCAAAAAGTTTGTTGTAGAGATTAAACCTAAAGCACAAACACGCAAACCTAAAAAACCTTTACGTGAAACCCGTACTTATAAAAATGCGTTGATTACTTATGAGAGAAATAGAAGAAAGTGGTCAACGGCGTATGCTTGGTGTATAAAACGAAATATGAAATTTCTGATACTAACCGAAGACCACTTAAAGACTTTTTAATAGTTTTGTGCCTGTTTTCTTACATTAATCTGACCATCTTCTAATGTAAAATTTGTAATATCATTTGTGCCAGATTTTCTCAAGGATTTATTATGACCTTTTTGAAATTTACTTTTATCTAAAAGTTCATCTTTAGAAATTGGTCTATCAAACATATCACTTATACCACCTGTTTTATTAGTTTGGTCATAAACTGCAAGATAGTCAATAAATTCTCTATCTGTACAAACTGATATTATTTTTTTATCATAAAGTTCTTTTAACATTTTTGGTAATCTTTTTAAAATATTATTTTTTCTTTTAATTAAAAAGTCGCCTTTATTTTTAGAACCATAATAATGGTAACAATCATAGTTTTTCTTATTATTACCAAGTTCATCAGTTATAAGTTTACCTTTACTATCAGTTAGGTAAATATCTTTAGAATATTCATCTACCTCACTTGTTGCCAGTTTTTTAATAAATTCAACTGGATTTTCAACTCTAATAAAAGTTTTATCTTTATAGGTAGTAAATGTTTCTTTCAACATTTTCTGACCCTCAACTGAATTTTTATTAAGTATCAACATTGTTGTTATAACTAAATTTGTTAAGTTTGCAAATTTAGGTAATTTAACATTTGTTTCTTGTATATCAGATACCTGTTTTAATATTAATTTTAACATTTTATATTCTGACTTATCAAGTTCTACCTTCTTTGCATACAAGGAAGGTTTATCAAACCAACTTAACATTTCTGTTGAGCTTGGAAAGTTTAACTTACTGGATGAATTATTAAGGTTTCTTAATAAATGTATAGTTTCTAATATAAATGAAACATAACCTGCCCTATTGTACTCATACTTTTCACTTGTACCTGTCACAACATTTTTAAATAGATTTTTCCAGTTCAATGTTTGAATAATATCTTTTTTAATATCAAACTTTAATCCTGCAAACCATTTTGTCCACATCATTTCAGAATCAGCCCATTGTAAACCTTGGTTGATACCTACAACTAATGTAGCATAATCTTGCAACGTGCCTTTTGTGTATTTTAAAACAGTTATTTCTTGTGAAAGAAAAGCAGTTCTTTCATTTTCTGTTAAATCTTCAAAGAAAAAATCACTTTTTGTATATTCTTCTCCTGTTTCTTCGTTAACAAAAGTGATATCCATTGTCCACTTAAATTCACTATTAAAGAAAGGTAAGTGTGCTAAATAACCTCTACTTTGTCCATCAATAATAAAATATTCAGAGTCTTCATAATAGTTTATAATGTCAATACACTCTTGTAAAAAATTCTTTTCATCATCATCTAAACACAACGTATGAGCATGTTCAAAAGAATCTAAAAGTGATTTCTTTGATACTATATGAAAAGTTTGTGCTTTTGAAGCACCAGTAAATACAAAGTTAGACTCAAAATAATCTTTTATAACTTTATTATTCCATCTATGTTTCATCAATGCCCTTTGTATTAATTCTGGACATGATACAATTGTTTTGTGTGAAAGATTGGTATATAACCATTGAAATGTAGCATTTGGTACTTGTTCTACTTCAAGTGTTTTTTTTATTGTTATCATTACGATACTCCTTATAGTTTAAAGGTCTTATGACCATTGTTACTTTAAGTATATCAGAAAATACGGCTTTTGTCAAGCGTTATTTTGGTGTGTAAAATGAGAACAAAACGTGAACATTTAGTAGGGTGCCCGAAGGCACCCCATATTGAGAAAGTGAGAGAGATAGATTATGAATCGTCTTCAGCTAGTTTACTAAAATACGACAGGTCATCGCTGTCGTTAGACGATTCAACTTTCTCTACCGAATTGTTAGAAGACGTTGGTATGTCATTGCTGACAGGTGGGAGGTCAATATCTTCAACTGACTCGGTACTTCTTTGTCCAGTAAGTGTCTTATTCAGTTTCTCTTTGAGTTCATCATAAGATTTAAAATTACTAGGGTCAATGAAGGGCTTTAGAGCATGTTGAGATTTCCATATTTTGTCAATCTCCTCATCAGTAGGTTTTACTCTACTTGGTTGCTCAAATTCAGATTTGTCATAATTCCAATAACCATCAACTTTTCTGATTTTTAGTTTAAAGTTTGCACCTTCCCAAAAATCAAATGGGTTAACAGCCTTTTCATCTTCAAACGCTGGGTTCATTGCTTCTGTAATCTTATCAAATATCTTTTTACCAAATTTGAATAAGAAAACTTTACCTTCGTTTTCAGGATGTTTTGGATCAGATACTACTAGAATATTTGAATAGTAAGATAACTTTCTTTTTCTTTTTCTAGCAATTTCTTTATCGGCTTCTATGCCAGTATTCCATAGTCTAGTGTTTTCTTCACTAACAGGATCTTTTTTGTTTAAAGTTGTTAATGAGTTTTCAATATACCATTGACCACCTGGTCCTTGAAACGCATGGTTCCAGACTCTCTGCCAAGGCATATCTTCGCCTTCTACAGCAGGTAAGAATCTCAATACTGCGTAACCATTGCCAGACTTATCTAGTTCAGGTTTCCATAACCTGTCGTCTTGGTACTTGTTTTTCTTTTCGGGTTGTTCTATTGTGTTTTCTAACTTCTTCGTTAGTACGTCAAAATTTGACTTTGACTTTTTTAGGGCTTCTAATGCACTTGACATTGTATTTTCTCCTTGTATATATTGTTGTACGTATTTGTATTAATGTAAGTATTACTATTATTTATACTGGCAACATACTCAACCATTATAATATTGTATCACCATTTACTGATATTGTCAAGCAGCTGTGCTTGAGTAATATATGTTAAATTCTTCTCGTTTCCTAGTAGTTTTTGATTAGTTGTATTGTCATCATCTGCCTTGTTTACCTTAAAAAATGACACTTTAGGGTTGTCTTTCAATACTTGTAACCACTCTGCTTCCCATACGCCTGTAGGACTAGGTTCATAATGTGCTGATGAGTAGTTTTTAGTGCCTTTGTAAATGTTATTGAACATTTTTGTATCCGATCTCAAATCCATACCTATCATATACACTTCGTCTATTGTATCATACTTGCAAGCAATATAACCTGCTGTTGCACCAGCATGATATCCTGGGTCTTCCCATTCTTGTGTCTTATCGCCGTCTGTGATCCAAGACACATAAATGTGGGTATTGTCAATATCTTTCTTATACTTCGTACCGTCTTCTTTTCTTATTGTTGCGTTGCCTTTGATTGTATGGGCATTCATAACATAGTAATTAGTTGGGCCTTTATTAGTTATAAAACTATCTGCCTTGTCTTTGTCTTGTGTATGTAACATGCCTAACACCATTGTGTCATACATGAAGTTGGGACATTTAGTCCACTCTCTAAAGTAACAAGGTATCTTATGAGCAACACCCTTGTGATATATTTCGTGTGTCATTGTGCTGTCAACAGCAATCAATACATCTGGTAGAGGATTATCTCTATAGTAAGCATTACAGGCATATATCTTACCATGCTTTTTTAATGTTGTCAAGTCAAAGTCCTTACGTGACTCGCCATTACCTATAATAAATGCTCTTTTTTTCATAATCTTACCTTGTCTAGGCCATTCTTCATCAAAATATTTCTTAGCCATAATAATAATTCAATAAACCCATAGAATATATTGTAAGTGATATAGCATTCAATACAATTAAGGACCTGTCATGCCATAACAAACCTACAGTTAACCAACCTATGAAACCTATGTTAGCAATAAACATGTTTAAAGGAAACAACTCTACTGCTGTAAACATCATAGCAATAATTAATATAATACTACTTGCCCACTTGATGTACCATGACAAGTCACCTTTAGGTGTTACCTTTTTATAAACTCTGCTTGAGTTTAGTTTGGCAATCTTATCATCTAGTTTTTCTCTTATAGGTTCAATTGTCATTTCTTTTTATTTTTTGTTATATGTTTGTAATCTACATATTCAGAACACCACTCGTAAAAACTATCATTATTAGCAGGCCAACATGCAGCAAAGACTCTGTCCTTACGTTGTGATCTGTATTCTTCTCTTACTTCTTGCTCTGTTAGTTTACGTTCTTCCATCCAACTCCTTCAAATTGTTTTCTTTCCATTCTTTAGTTGTTTCAGGCCTACCCCATTTATCTATTTCATCTGGTGTTCTACTACAACCCATGCAATAACCACTATCTTGGTCAATCGTACATATGTTTATGCACGGCGTAGGTACATAGTCATCACTCACACAAACACCTCTTTCATTATAAACTTACACTTAGTAAGGTTAAACTTAATAAAAGGTGATAATTTCTTTATTTTAAACGATTTTTCAGGCCAGATAACTGTTTCAGCAATCTCTTTGTCCCATCTTTTAACAAATGATAAAACTTTATCCAAGATGATGATTGTCTGTACTGATATTTTTTCAGATAGAAGTAATCGTAGCAATCGTGGATGTTGCCCACTATGTACACGAAACAAATCATCAAACCGAATCCTATTATCATTAATGACATTAGAAAGTAATACACAATCCCCTCTAAAATTGTACGTAAAAGATTGATTATATTTTTTCCACTTGTTATAAGTTGTTTCTCCATCTGCTCTAACTAGATTACCTATCCATGTTTTTGAATTATGAAAGAAATTAGATACAAAATAGTCTAGCATTTCTTCCTTTGTATATTTAGTTGTAAGTTTATGAAAAAAGAACCTATCATTACGTTTTAAAAATGTGTTAAATGTTGAATTAACTTTGGCATTGTGCCTGTAAAAATCATAACTATCGGAAGTGAAGTGTAGTTTAATAGCCAAATATAATGTATAAGCCTCATAACTGTTCATATAGGTAAGATTGCTGTGCTTGATCGTTCAACCAAGTTTAGCTTTTCTGCCTCTTCTTTTATCTTTTCTTTTAGTGACTTGTTGATTAAAGGACCTACAGACGCTGTGTCAATATCATTTTCTTCACAATATTTTAACACGGCATCCATATAGGACATCCGTTTCTCTTTTACTATTGCCTCTATTATTTGAGCAAACTTTTTACTATTCATTAACATCAGAATTTTCTTACTATGTGTTTTCTTAATGCTCTTGTTAGTTCTTCTATTTTATCTATGATACTAATTAAACTTGGGTCTGTGATATAAGTTTGTTCTGCTTTTAGTCTATCATATTCTTTTAACGGTATTGTTACCGTTGATTGTTCATTCTCATAAGTCATATCATGCTCACGGGAATCTCTTTCTATATTTTCACTCATAATTTACCTCACTTTATAATAATATTATATCACAATCTACGTGTTTGTCAAGCCTGTTTCTGTTACTCGGTACAGGCAAACCGTTTAGCAGTATTAAGCTGCCATCGCTAAATTGTTAGCATTTATAAGATGACTTTACGTTGTCAGCGACTAAACTCCAGTAAGTTTTAACTGTGAATCGATCCTAGTTCCACCCCTTAAATTTCATTGTTTAAATGGTGGAGTGGGTGGCATTGCAGCCACGTCTTCTCCAGGTATTCTCTTACCTTCAACGTTTAATTCTTTTGTGGCACTACTAAATCAAATGTATGAAATAAAATACATCTTTCAAGTCCACTTGGTATATCTAATACAGCAATTGATTGTGTATTATCTTCATTTACCATATAAGTTATCATATAAACTGGTTCACCATCTTCTACCATACCTGTTCTACCTAGTGTTAAGTGATATGGTTTAAATTTATAATGATCAACATAAGTTTGTATAGCATTTACTGTACCACATAAAGCAGGTACCTGTTGCATATAAACTTCATTACTAAATTCTTCATGCTCGGCATAAACTACAGTTGCAAATAATATACTTAAAACTATTAATATTTTTTTCATATTTCCCTTTAGCTGTTATGGTCGCAAGTAGGATATATAAATCGCCTTTTTTATTAATTCAACTATTGACTCTTTATTAACTATTTATATTATTTCTGTTAAAAAAGTCTTTAGTGTGTTTATAAAATAACTCTTGGTGTTCTTTGATTTTATCTTCGGTATGTATCCATTCTTGTACAAAACCATCTTCACATGTGGCTAATATAACAGTTTGTTCTATTTTGTGATTTGGGTATAGCTCTTCATACATTTTTGCATATGCCGAACATTGTAAAAAGTTAGCATAATTGTAATTGGCATCCCTTTTCTTTGTAGAGGTCTTAAAATCAATAACTGATAGTTTACCTCTATACTCAGCAATACAATCTACCTGACCTGCAACACTTATTTCTTTTGAGTATAGGTATTCTTCTAGGCAATGTATGTTATCTATTCTAGCAAGATATGGTTTAATAATTCTAAAAAGACCTAGTGGTGTAACAGCAGTTATACCTACCGACTTCTCGTCTTCGTTGTTCAAGTGATTCTCAATCAAGGTATGAGTTGTCTTACCTCTATTGACAGCAGACGTTGATATGTAGTTAGCCATTTTCTCACCAACTGCATTTCGCCATGCCTGTAGACCTGCTTGTTTTTCGGGTATTTGTCCTAGTATAGATGTAACGGAAGGCATATTAACACCATCAATAGTATAATATCTTACACCGTTTTGATTCTTGCCTTTCACACCTAACGATTTAGGCAATACTTCTTCATTCAATTTAACATGTTTAAACATAATATACCTTTCCGTATAAATTTATATAATTATTATATCACAATTTGTCAATATTGTCAAGCTAATGGATCAACTTTTTTATCTTTTGTTACCATTGGTAATTTCTTTAAAATTGATTGATATTTGTATTCTACACTCAATTTTGTATAATAATCAGGTCTTAAATTAGAGTTAATTACTGTTCTCCAGAAGCTAACAAAACCACATTGTTGTTTTTCATACCAAGTATCACCTTCAGTTGAATAATCACACATCATAGGTAAATATATTGTTGTATCGTAACCTCGTTTTACCCAATTTAAGGCACCTAGTTTTTTACTATCTAAACAACAACCTGATGTTTCTGTACCACCTATTATTACTTTTGTAATTTTAGAATCAAATTGAAAATTTGATACTTTTTTGTTTATTGTGTCTATAAAAAAATCAATATCTATATCTTTTATTGAGCCATCTTCAGTTTGAGTTTCTTTTGATGTTTCAAATACTTGCCATTTATTAATCCATGCAAATTTACTTAATGCTCTTAATTTTTCATCAAGTGGTTTAGACCATTGATTTATCCATGATTTCTGTTTATTGTAAGTATTAAAGACAACTAAACATTTTTCTCTATCTATGTATCTATTAGATAATATGTTCGCTAAAGCAAGATATCTTTTGTGTAGGTAATTCTGATCTTGTAATTCTTTTTCACCCTCAAAGTCTATTAATAATATAAGTGTATTCATTTTTTGGGTAAATTTAATTCTGTATAATTTGTTTCAAGTTTTATTTTATATGCTCCATACTTTTTAATCCATTTATATACATCAACTAAAGACACCATTGTTCTTTCAATATCATTAATACCTGGTTGCTCATATTCAGCACACATTGGCAAATATATGGTTGTTGCATAACCTTTAATATATGAATTAATTGCGTTCATAGGTTTAGATGATTTTATAACACAACCTGCTGTATTAGTTCCACCAATTATAATTTGTGTATTATCTGTACCCATTAAAAAATTGTGGTGTTGAAGTAATTGTTTTTGTAAATCTTCAAAGGTTATATGTGAATCATATTCGTAATACTTAATATCAAGGTGTTTAGCCATAAATTTAAGTTCTTCAAGTTTTAAATCTTTATTGCCTTTGGAAACTGCAAATATTATTTTTGATCTATCTATTTGTGTATCTGTTAAGATTTTCTGCACCTCGGCATATCTCCTATTGTTAAGATATTCGCTACCGAGGGCAGGATGTCCTTTAAAATCTATTAATAATATAACCGTCTTCACCTCATATACCTTTCTGCATATATTGATCTATGATCTTATCTTGCTCTAGTTTTTTATCATTATTAAGACGTTCAAACGCTCAGCTGGGATCGTACGGTTCATATACCGTCTTACCATCATCATTTCTGTATGCTCTTAATACTTGTTTTCTGTTGTCTTCAGCATTCTTGTACGAACAATGAATCCAACCGCTGTTAGGCTCTTCTGGATTATGATATTCTAATATCAACTGGTCAAAATCTAACGAGTCAATGATGTATTTTGCTAGTTCAGCATTCGGCACGCCAAAGATTTCAAAATCCGCGGCTTGACCTTTTGCGTGCTGTGATTTTGCACTTGAACCTATTTTTAAACATAGTTCAGGACTTCTATATCCTGAAGATACAGATACCACTTTGCCATAATGATCTCTAACTTTTTGTAGAACATTATCACATAGCTTCTTTAAGTTATCCATATGATCTTCGCTTGGATTATTACTAATCCCATGTCTATCTGCTGTTTGAGAAGCAGTTAGTTCTTTAAGCGAAAAGTTTTTGCTTAGTTGCATTTAATTTATCCTTTGCTATAAGTTTTATTTTCTTTAAGGTTCTTATATCGTACCATAATTTAGTTGATCTGTCTTGTTTTCTTTTATCTTCAATTTCATTCACCGCTCGTTTTAATTCTTTGTGATGAGCTTTTACTTCTAACATATTATCCCCTTGTAAGTTTTAATATTTTATCCATCTGTGCCTTAATAATTGGTCCTCTATTAGGCCAATGTATATAAGGTTCGTTGGTTTTTGAAAGATTATACAAAAACGGTAGTATAGTCTTTTCAATCTCTTTAAATCTCGCTGATACGTCAGCGTCCTGTATCTCTTTGTTAACAGAATCTTTCTCTGCTACAATTTGCATAATCTCATTCATCATAGACTTTATATCGCCTACGTCTGCTTTAACTTTTGCAATCTCTAAATTAGAGTCTTCTACAACCTTCGGATCTATTGCTGGTGTGTCTTCAACTGGTTTCTTTGATACAGGAGTAAAACCATAATCTACATCGGTATCAAACTCCCTCATAAAATCAGGTATGTCTGCCATTAGTTTTCTCCTTGTTTAGGTAGGTGCAATGAGCGGATTGACTTATTAGACTCTGGTATACGACCGTTGTTTTTCAGTTGCTCGCTCTGCACCCCTATATTATTTAGATTTTGCACTTTGTCTAGCCTTGTGTTTTTTCATAACTTGCTCTGTTTTGATTTGTTTTGTTGACTTTGTTCCCATTTCATTTGCTAAAGCACTCATTGGGTGTGCTTCTGCTACTTTTGATAATGTTTCTTTCCAACCACTATCTGATCTATAACTAGCGCCACTTACACCTGCAACAATTCTTATGCCTGATATATTTTGCTTGATGTGTTTGTTCTTTTTAAGATACTTTTCCCTCTCGTCAATAGTCATCATTTCGGTAAACTCTTTACCAGTTCTTTTATTTGTAAATGTGTATATGGGCATTTATTTTAATGTTAGATGAAACAATAACTGATTAGTTGTTAAAAGCATATCTTCAAGTATGCTTTCTAAATCCATTTGACCTTTTACTTTGCTGTTTTCTGCAATCTTCGTTATTCGTGCTACTTGTTTTTGTACTTCACCTTTAACTTGACCATTGTCAGCGTAATTCATTATGCCAGGTCTTAATTCAGCACTAAACTTAATTCTAGTACCTGATTTGCCTTGCCAAGTTTCTACAAACTCGTCATTTAATTTACTAAACTTTTCATAATATTCACCTGTACTTTCATGCTCAGAATATGACTCTGTTTGCCAATGGTAACTTTGAATATCATTCAAAAAGTTCATATTTAATTGTATAAAATCTGTTGTATTATTCATAATATTATTTAGTATTTGCTATATCTACTATCCTCTGTATTAATGACCCTAAACCATTCTGTCTTTGCATTGTAAGTAGTTCTCTAACACCTAAAGGTAAAAAATCCTCTATAGTAAGAGCAGCCACTTCATCTCTAGGACAACCATTGACTAGGTCTGTTACTAATTTCGCTGTGCCTTTTGTTATAAATGCGTCAGCGTCTATTTTATATATCATTGTATTATCTTCTTTTGCTCCACCAATCAACCATAGATTACTAGCACACCCTCGTATTCTATTTTGATCTGTTCTTAATTCTTGTGGTAGTGATTCTACGTCTTTGGCAATGTCAATTAAATATGCAAGTCTATCGTGTCCTTGCAACATTTTTAGGTCTTCGCCTTTTTGTTGTATTCTTTCTTTTATCATCCTTCTTACCAAATATTCTGTCGTAATTATCTTTGTATAGTTGAGTAGGTATCCTACTTTTACCGTCCCACTTACCTGGCATTTTGTTCTATACCTTGTTTGAACCAATCAGGCATAACTGCACCATGTTTTTCCCATTTAGCAAATCTTACTTTTTCTAATATGTAATACTTACGATACGAACCTACAACATCGCCTGGTATCTTACAATGATCTGGCATTGCTGGTGTAGCGTCTGTAGCAATTACATTCAATGGTGCATTTTTAGGTGGGTGTTTTAGTAGATCAGCAAGTTTAGTTATTGATACATGGTCTGTATCTTTTTGCCATCTTAATTTGTATTCTTCGTTTAGTGCTATGAAGTGATTGAATAACCACTTGTAATTATATGCTGACTTTAGTACCCATTGTGTACTAGGGTGACCTAACCAACCTGCCTTGTAAACTATTGCTTCTTCGTTAGAATTATCTAGTCGCCATCTTTTAATCTTACGACCATTCTTTGTAGTATCAAAATATTCTGTGCCGTCAAGTACTCTTTTAGCAGTACATAACATCTGAGCAGACTCTAGTATCATTTTGATAATATGTTTATCACACATCATCTTAGCCGCTGTCTTCGGGTCTTTGTCAACGTAAAAAATATTCATTAGTGTATCAGCTTTCTCGTAACATAATCTGTCATGTTGTATTGTTTAGCAAGTTGCATTAGTTTATTATACCATAAATTTTTGAAAGAGTCAAGTTGAGCATTGGAACATGCTTTTGCTAATGCCTTGAGTCTTCTAATCTTTGGGTCTTCTTGTCTTTTAATGTCTTCTTCGTGTATCATAGGGTCTATTATATATCAATTTATCTGCAAAGTCAAGCATTAAAAATACTTGTTTTTACAGTACTTATTGACAATCATCTGCTTTCCACCCAGGCATATCTTTCATTAGATCATCCATAGGGGTTTTGGCTTTCTTTTTATATAACTTCATATGATTTCTATTAGCAATTAGATGTGCAATAAAGAAACCGATAAACGTTACTGAGCAACCTATAAAACCCATTAACAAACCATGCTCTACTGTCATTTACTCTCCTCTAGTTTTCTTATTTTTTTTATCATTCTTATAACTCTTTTGTCATAATCTCCTGTAGTAGAAAACTTATCTAAAGTTTTTATAAGTTGTATAGAATCAAGTTGTTGATTTTTATCTAACATCTTTTGCCTTAACACTCTAAACTCTTTGTAAGCATTATGTTCGTTTAATAATCTTACATACTCTTTAACACTATCACACTTACTAGCAAATGCTCTTACACCCCAACCTGGCCATTCAGTTATACCTTGTGGTAATAGGTGTGGTGTTGATTCTGACCATGTTCTAATACCAAATAAATTGTTTGCCTTTATAGCAAATCTACTTTTACCCCAACCAGACTCTAACGCAGCCTGACCTATAATCATCTCGTATGGCACTCTTTTATCCTTTGATAATGAAAAGTTTATATAATTTATACATTTGTGCATAGCACGTATAAATTGAATATCATTGTTGTAAGTAAATTCAGGTTCTTGTAATCCCATGTCTTCTATTTTTTTCATATAGAATAAATCAAGCTCTTCGTTGACTATAGTCTTTGCTGTATTATTAGGATTGTATGTGCCGTAGATATAAGCAGCAACCATTAAAGTTAATATTGTAAAAAATACCTTTGTATAAAACCAAGCCTTATTTGCTAATGTATGCCAATTATATGATTTGCCCATCTTTAACCACCTTTTTCAAGTCTTTAATTGTTTTCTTTTTATCAATCTTAACATTATACCATTTAAATCTAATCATATGCTCGTTACTAGGTCCGATTATTGGTATGTCGTATTGTCTTTGAAACGTCAATAAGCCTTTTAAGTACAATGGCACAAGTATATCTAGCACACTTGTTTTGTCTTTGTAATCTTTAGGTAGAGTAGGCGTCTTCCAGAAGCCTTTACCTTTGATTAGTTCGTTTAATATCTCTTTATGTTTTTTCAATAGTTTCATTATATACCTTTCTTTACATAGTATTCATAACCATGTTCTTCAAATTTTTTTTGTGTAAAGACAAGGTTGTCGTTATCCAAATGACTTCTATATCCTTTGAAAATCTTTTTACTAGTTCTACCAGGAAAGTTAGTTAGTATATCTTTTTGTAGATGACCTGTATAGTATAGTTCCCACTCTTTTATGTTATTGTTAAGTACCTTGTCAATAATGACAATACCTTTTTTGATTTGTTTTTGTAGCCACTCATCAATGTGGTTCTTCTCACCGTTTTTCATAATATATTCTTTCTTATAATTGTAAACCTAAGTAGTTTACTTTTGGACTAAACGACCAAAACACATTATTGTGATTGCCCGAGTCTCCCAGGTTTTGCATTTGGTACAAATGTACCATTTCATGTACTAACGTGTCCATAAAATCTCTTTTATCAGGATATGTAGGTAACATCTCTAATTTGTATAATCTAGTACCTTTTCTTTTCCATTCAAAGGTTACTACTTGTCCTACACACTTCTCTCTTTGTAAATCTTTTATTTCAATTTGTCCGAACGGACTTAACTTGCTATTAAAAATAACATTGTTTAGAATTTTGAAATACTTTTTAATATCTTTATAGGTAGTCTTATATTGACGCTTAGAAGAAAACTCCTTTTTAAGAGCCTTTTTCAACTTCATTGCCTTCATTTTTCTAGTTGTTATTTTCGCCATTTAAAATTGCCTCTTTGTATTTCTCGTCAAGTTTTAATCTTAAATCAGCGGCAACACCATCAAGTATTTGTGGTAAGTATGCCTGTAATATAACTACAGAATCAATCATAAATTTATGTGCAAGTTTTTCAAGTTCTTGCTCCATAATATATGATGTATCAATATCTGTGCCTTTAATAGTTTCAGAAATAACATGACCAATTACTGCCTTGTTATAATCATCTGCCTTGGCAACATTAAAGATAGACCAAGACCAAGTATAGACAAATAATAAAAATAAAATTAAAAAAGATTTACGCATTGGCATGAGCCTCGTAAATTACTTCATCAACTGTATTTTCATCAATACCTAACATTGCAATATTATCAACATTCATAATTTGATTTCTAGCGTCTGTTCTAGTAATCTCACCAGATGTTAATTTAGCAATAATGTTGTCAACTTTAGTTTCAGTAGTATCTTCAATCCATTGTTTTGTTTTTGACATTATATATTCTCCTTTGTTGTTTTCATATGATAATAATATCAGAAATCAACAAAGAAATCAAGCAAAAAATGGACTAATAATGTAGATAAATCAATGGTTTATAGGGTGCGACATCTTGTCAATACACCCTATAATTGAATTTTATAGAATCACTCTATAATATTTATGCTATCCGATGGTTTTGTATTCTTCATTCCATCTAAATGCGTCTTTGACCACAGAATCAGTCAAACCTTTATATATTTTGTTCAGTTCTTTTTCTTTAACTGCAATTAAAAGTTTAGCGTCATCTTTATGTAGGCCTTCTAGCATTTGAATAAACATGGTTTCTTTTTTGGATTTAGAAAGTTTTTGATCAGCGCCTTCTACAAAATGCCATAGTCTTCTGGCTTCTTGGTGTAGTGTTGTATGTTCAGTACCTGCTGGTGCGTCATTCTCTTTGTATGGTGGCGTACCCTCTGGTAAAGCCCATTTAATTTTAGGATCAAAAGCACCTTTCAGTACTTGTCTTAAAGGTACTGAATCGTTTTCTCTTAATACTTCAATCTTTTTTGCTTTGTCTTTGGCGTTGTTTACTTTGATTAGAATTTCATGTAGTAATGGAGCAGATGAACCTGCTGTATCCATACCATGTAATTGTGATGTTGTCATTGGCATAATGCCCTCCTCATTTTGTTATGTAAGGGCGGCACAAGGCCGCCTCTACATTTATTTATGCGTTTTTAAAGAGAGAGATTACGCATTTTTATATGCGAACGGAGTCCCATATAATTTTTTAATACCAGCAGCGATAATCGCTTTTGTTGGTACACCCATTCTGTATGAAGTACCTTTAGCAGTTTGATTAACATAGATCATGTTTCCTTCTGATCTTAATGTATCAATTAAAGCTCTTGGTGATACTAGATCAAATTTGTTCCTTAGAGTTTTCCAAGTCACAGACTCACCTTTTGATAAAAGGTTTAAAACTTTTTGTCTTTTTGACAAAGTTTTTCTGCCTCTAGTTTCAGTTTTTTTAGTTTTTTTTACAACTCTTAATGAGTCATTTGAGAATAATGATTTAAACATTTATTCACTCCTATTATATAATGTGCCTTATTTAAACTATTGAATACTAGGCACGTTATAGCATTCATAGTATTCCAAAGTGCTTTATGGAATTCTTTAAAATTTTTTATAATCAATTGTAATAGCATATAAATTTTCACCTTCACCTTTTGTTGTTACAGCCTTATCGACTCTTTCTTGTAAAGGGTGTTTCATGTGTACTTGTCTTAATAGCATTGATTTTAACGACTCAGATAATAATTTATAATCACTTAAAAATTTTGGATCAGTTAAATTAAAATTTTCATCTTTTAATCTCATTAACATTGTTTCTGTGAGGTCTTCACTTACTGATTGAACAAAAATTTTATTATGTTCAAGTCTTATCATTTCTTGTCTTTTGGCATCTAATTCCAGAGCCTTAGCATTAGGTGGCTGTTTAGGAATTTTAGGAAACAATATTACGTTATCTTTGTTTTTATTTGCCATCAACATTCTTTGTTACTTCACCTTTAAAATTACATAGACCTTTATCAGCAAGATACTCAACTAACTCATTATATCCACCAATGTGTTTATCATCTATTATTATTTGTGGCATAGTTCTAACTTGTTTACCTACAGCTTCAAACAATTCATCTGGCGTTTTAAAGTCTTTGCCAAACATTTTTTCTGTGTATTCAAAGCCTAGTGTCTTTACAAGATGTTTAGACTTCTCGCAATAGACACAATTAGGTTTTGAGTATATTTCTATTTTATGACTCATTTGCAATAACCTCTACTTCATCATATGCCTTATCAGCCATTTCCTTTAGTTTGAAAGCGTCAACTACGGTTTCAACAGAGTAATTATACATCTTATTGTACTCACCCATAGGCAATCTTAAACCAATCCAAGCACGATAGTAACCGTTCTTCGTAAGTGTTACTTCCTGAGCAAACACTTCGTATCCTCTAACTGGTGTTTGTTTTATGATATTGACTAATGTAGTTTCTACATCTGTTACAACAGTTTTATTAGTATTCTTACCTAATTCTGTAGTAAATATTTTTGCTTTCTTATTCATCTCACCTTTTACTTTATCAGCAAGTTCAGCCTTTGCAATCATCATACCTTTTTCAATTGCAAGTTCTAAATCTGGTGAAACACTTGTACCGACACCAAAGATACAAACTTTATCTTTGCCTTTGCCGAACGTTTTAGTACCACATTCTTTCTTCTCGTTATAATCTTTCATATACCAAGATGGTACTTTAAGGACTTGTTTATCCTTTTCTTGTTTGATTTTATAAGTGCTACTAGAACAATTTGCAAGTAACAGACCTATAGAACCGATCATTATATATTTGAGTATCTTACTCATTCACCTTCTCCTTTACATTATTAAACACATTATATACTATTTCTTTTGTTTTGTCAACAGCCTGTGTTTTCTCAACGGTTGACGTAAATGGATCCCATGCAAAAGCAAGGATAACCCACAATATTGTAAGTGTCAATAGACCTCTTATCATTTTTGTACCTCCCAATTACCGTCTTTATCAAGGCAAACTTTGCCAGGTTTATGATAAGCATGTTTCGGCCTTTCATAATATCTGCAATAGGCAGGTGTAAACATATCTCTATAGTAAAATTGAGCATACAACTCCCAATAACTAGGGCCATCGTATGCCTTTCGGCCATCTGCACATTCTACTACTTCCTGTTTAACAATCTCACCATTGTCTAATTGCTTAATTTCTACTTTAATGAAACAATATTGATCTTTGATAGGTTGTATTTTATCATATTCAACTTTTGTACCATTGTTTTCTAATGCCTCTAGTTTCTTCATTGTGTTTTCAAATGAGTCTTCCGAGTAAGCAACTTGCATTAATATTGGTATCAATAATAACAATAGAAATATAAAAAATAATGTTCTCTTTTTATTCATTTATCATCCATCTTCCATCAGGCATTTTGCAAGCTTCGTGCCATTCCATTTTTCTATATGGATTGCCATATAGTATTGAGTCAAAAAATCTTGTATTGTCTAAATTTTGATCGTGTGTAGTTTCGACCATCGTACATTTAATTGGACCTTTTAAATAAAAACCTGTAGTTTTGATAATACCGTTACTTTGTGTTTTAGGATTTTGCCAAGTTGTAAACCCTGGACTATTAGGTGCGTTTTCTAAATGATCTACAAATGCTCTTGTCATTAATTGGTCATCTGTTTCAGCATTCATAATATCTGCACCTTTAAATGAACCTGCAACTGCACAAGTAGCCACAACAGCAGGATTGTCACTTATATATTGCCAACAAGCCGTACCAGCAACAGCCGCTGTA